GCTGTGTATACTACAGCCTTCACACCTTCTATTACTCCACTGACAGTGACAGCAAATACTACATTATTGGCATGCCAGAGTAATAGATACCGAGATAATAGTATAAACAATCTTTCTTTTACTGTATCTAACGGTACTCCCAGTGTCCAACGATTCCAACCCTTTAGTCCTCCGGCGGCATACACTCCGGCTCTATACGGTGCCAGTGCGTATTTTGATGGTACTGGAGATTCATTACAAACAACCAATAATCCGTTATTAAATCTGCCTGGAGATTTTACGATTGAATTGTGGGCTTATTTCACGGTACTAAGTGGCAACCGCATATTATTAGAGCGTTGGGCATCCACAATTAGTGGCACCTGGCAATTTTATTGGAGAGGCACCGGTACATCAATAGTCTGGTATGTAGTGGATACTATTATAATTCAAGATCCGTCAGCCACTACAATTGCCGTAAACACATGGAATCACATTGCAGTTTCACGTTCAGGTACTACAGTTAGAATGTTTATTAATGGTGTTCAGGTAGGTTCAGCTACAAACAGCAACACTCTTACAAATACACAAACATTGAGTGTGGGACGACAAGCATCAACCGGTACAAATGATTTTATTGGTTATATGTGTGATGTCCGTATTACAGCATCGGCGTTATATACCAGTAACTTTACACCACCTACCCAACCATTGCAACCAGTTGCTAATACACAGTACTTGTTGAATGTCAACAATGCAGCAATTTATGATCGCACCGGTAATAATGACTTAGAAACATTGGGCGGTGCACAAACAGTCACTAGCGTTCGCAGACTGGGCGCGGGGTCTATGTATTTTGATGGAAATGGAGATTATCTGAATATTCCTTCAGGGCCCATTAATAATCTGACTCAATCTAATTTTACTATAGAATTTTGGATGTATCCCACTGCTACTCCCGCAACCGCAGGATGGCTGTATGCCAACGTTGTTTCTGGCGCTACTTATGCAGTATCTTTGTCCTATCGCTCAACAAATAGATTTGAAATCTATTTCAAAACCACAGGTGGTACAACATTCGGTCTGACAACTTCTACGGGCACTGCTCCGTTAAATACATGGAGTTACATCACACTCACAGTTTCAGGTTCAACTGCATATTTCTTTATAAACGGAGTACTAGATAGCACTATTGCATTATCCTCTAACATTGTTGGTGCCGGTACTCAATCATATATAGGATTTGAATCTCCAGCAGGCGCCAGTTCTTTCTTTTATACCGGATATTTAGATAATTTTCAAATTACTCGTGGTGTAGCCCGTTACACCGCAAACTTCACTACACCAGTAAATAATCCTATCTATCAATAATTAAAACTTGATCGTAATACTATATTAGTAAATACACAGTGAATATATTTCAATTAAATTACGAACAAAGATTAAAACATTGGCATCAACTTAGAATAGATTTAGAAAATTCTGACACTAAAACAAAGTGTATAGAAATAGATAAATTTTGGCAAGCCGTACCCCTAGTAAATCATTACTTGCATACTGACTACATCCATGAATGGCCTGACCCATGGGAATTAATTAGTGACAATGAATATTGTGTCTATTCAAGAAGTTTGGGCATGATTTATACACTAATGCTATTGGGCATTAATGATATTGACTTTGTTGACGCAAAAGACGATAATAATGAAGATGTGATATTAGTCATGGTAGACCACGCAAAATATATAATGAATTACTGGCCCAATACGGTAGTAAATAACTGTCTACAAGATTTCAAAATCACCAAGCGTCACAACTTAACACCCATAATTAAAAAAATAGGTCAAATATGAAAATATACGTTACCAAACGATCTGGACAAAAAGAACCTTTAACCTTAGAAAAATGGCAAAATCAAATACAAAAAATATGTAGTGGAATAGCTGATATAAGTCAGTCTATGATAGAAATCAAAGCACAGCCACACTTTTATGATGGAATTACAACACGCGAAATTGATGAAATCACACTTCGCGCCGTAGTTGATTTAATTGATGTAGAAAGCAATCCTGATGTTGGTCATACCAATTATCAATATGCTGCGGGCAAACAACGCCTTAGTATGCTACGCAAAGATGTATACGGTGATTACAATCCTCCGAAACTATATGAAATTGTCAAAAGAAATATTGAAGTAGGATTGTACACTCCTGAATTGTTGTCCTGGTATTCTGAAGATGACTGGGATAAAATGGATTCGTTCATTGATCATAGCAAAGATGAACTTTACAGTTACGCCGCCATTGAACAATTGATTGAAAAATATCTAGTAAGAAACCGTAGTACTAAACAAACATATGAGACACCTCAGGTTCGTTATATGGTTGCTGCCGCTACAGTCTTTCATAAAGAAGAACCTAATAACGCAAGAATGCGCTACATTAAGGAGTATTATAATGCTGCTTCGGATGGTTTGTTTACTCTTGCTACTCCTGTCCTCGCTGGCCTTGGCACACCGACCAAGCAGTTTAGTTCATGTGTCCTTATTCGTAGTGACGATGATTTGGATAGTATATTTGCTTCGGGTGAAATGATGGCTAAGTATGCTAGCAAGCGTGCCGGCATCGGTTTAGAAATTGGTCGTTTGAGGCCTCTTGGTTCTCCTATTCGTGGTGGCGAGATTATGCACACAGGCATGATCCCTTTCTTGAAGAAATGGTTTGGTGACCTGCGTAGTTGCAGTCAAGGAGGTATTCGCAATGCAAGTGCTACAGTTTTTTATCCTATTTGGCATCATCAGTTTGATGATCTTATTGTCCTTAAGAACAACCAAGGAACAGAAGAAACCCGAGTCCGTCATATGGATTATGGGGTTGTGTTGTCAGCTTTCTTCTGGAGACGATTTAAGAACAAAGAAAACATAACATTCTTTGATCCTAATGAAGTACCTGATTTATATGAAGCATTCTATTCAAACACAGAAAAGTTTGAAGAACTATATGTAAAGTATGAAAAACAAAAGGGCTTGCGTAAGAAAACTATGTCAGCCGAAGAAGTTTTTAAGAGTGGTATACTAAAGGAGAGAACTGATACAGGTAGAATTTATCTTGTGTTCATTGACAATGTAATGAATCAAGGTCCATTTGACCCTGAGTACCACACAATTTATCAGTCAAACTTATGCTGTGAAATACTTTTACCTACTAAGCCTTTTAAGCGTCTTGACGATGATAGTGGTCGGATCGCTTTATGTACTCTGGGAAGCATTAACTGGGGAGCTTTCCGTAATCCAGAAGATATGCGTAGGGCTTGCCGCATCTTGCAGCGTAGCCTTTGCAATATATTGGATTACCAAGATTTTCTTAGCATACAGTCCAAACTAAGCAACGACGAAATTCAGCCATTAGGCATTGGTGTAACCAATCTTGCTTATTGGCATGCAAAGCGTAGTCTTAAGTATGGCGAGAAAGATGCATTACAAGAAGTTAAATCTTGGATGGAACATCAGGCATTCTACTTAACAGAAGCTACAGTTGAACTTGCCAAAGAAAGAGGCAAGTGTTTAGATAGTGATAAGACACGATATGGTCAAGGTGTGTTCCCTTGGGAGCTTAGAGCGAAGGGTGTAAATGAATTGGCTAACTTTACTCCTGAATTAGACTGGGAACCGTTACGCGAACAAATGAAACAGTACGGTGTTCGTAATGCAACACTGATGGCTATTGCTCCCGTAGAGTCTAGTTCTGTTGTTATTAATAGCACAAATGGTATTGAAATGCCAATGTCATTGATTTCAGTAAAAGAAAGTAAGGCAGGGTCATTCACTCAAGTAGTACCAGAATATCATAAACTAAAGAACAAATATCAATTAATGTGGGAACAAAAAGACTGTGCAGGATATCTTAAGACTAGTGCTGTATTGGCAGCATATGTTGATCAAAGTATTAGTACCAATACTTTCTACAACCCTGCGCATTTCCCAGACCGTAAAGTACCAACTACATTGATTGCTAAAAACTTAATGAACTTCTACTACTGGGGCGGAAAGACACTATATTACTCACTTATCAACAAGCAAGGTGCTAAAGTACAAGAAGAATCACATACGCCGTTAATAGAAGAAACATATGAAGAGGAAGACTGCGAGGCTTGCAAACTATGAGCAAACAACAATATAACTTACACACAAAGACAGATTATTTGAATAGAAAAATGTTTTTGGATCCACAGGGTCCAGTTACTATTCAACGGTTTGAGGAAGTCAAATATAACAAAATTGCAGATTTTGAAAAAACAGCAAGAGGTTTCTTTTGGGTTCCAGAAGAAATTAGTTTAACTAAAGACGCAAATGATTTCAAAGATTCTAGTGATGCAGTTAAGCATATCTTTACTAGCAACCTATTACGACAAACAGCACTAGACAGTTTGCAAGGTCGTGGTCCTAGTCAAATCTTTACCCCAGTAATCAGCTTACCTGAATTAGAGGCACTAGTTTATAACTGGACATTCTTTGAAACAAATATTCACAGTCGCAGTTATAGTCACATCATTCGCAACATTTATAATGTGCCAAAAGATGTTTTCAATAGTATCCATGACACTAAAGAAATCATAGACATGGCAAGTAGTGTTGGCAAGTACTATGATAAGTTGCATGAGGCAAATTGTAATAAAGAAGCCGGCATGTATGTTGAAGAAGATTATCATATCAAAGCAATCTATCTTGCATTGCATGCCAGTTACGCACTAGAAGCATTTAGATTTATGGTATCATTTGCTACAAGTTTGGCGATGGTAGAAAACAAAATCTTTATTGGTAATGGCAACATTATCAGTTTGATTTTACAAGACGAATTGCTGCATAAGGGCTGGACAGCATATCTTATCAATCAAGTGGTTAAAGAAGATAGCCGTTTTGCTAAGATTGCAGAAGAATGTAAATCAGAAGTAATTCAAATTTATACTGATGTAATCAACGAAGAAAAAGCATGGGCCGATTATTTGTTTAAGAAAGGCCCTGTGATTGGTCTGAATGCAAATATTCTTAAAGACTTTGTAGACTATACAGCAGTAAACGCACTTAAAGATATTGGCATAAAGTATTGGGAGCATGCTCCTAAAACTACTCCGATACCTTGGTTTAACAAACATTCTGACACCAGTAAAAAGCAGGTTGCACTTCAAGAAAATGAATCAACAAACTATGTCATAGGTGTAATGGATTCAACTATAAATTATGATGAATTGCCTACTCTATAACGACAATTATCAAAATGATAGCGTTTCATTGCATTGAACCCTCCTTCTAAACTGCAATGGGGGCAAATTATTTTGTATTTTTCACCTAATTTTTTGCCCTTCATTTTATTAGGAATACCCTTGTTCCATGCTGTGTAGCCTCTTGCTTTAGGACTTATCTTTCTTGCTGCAACCACATTTGCTATATGTTCTGTGGTTTTCTTTTTTCCGATCAACTTAGCACTAGCATTTTTTCTAAAATTCTCAGTCCTAACTGCACCCGCCGCACCTTCCCCTCCGTCTGTTTTGTTATGAAGAATTCCTGTACCTAAATCTTTTCTACCATGCCATCTGATCATCCTTCTTTCTATCGCAAATGCCCCCACTTCCGATAAGTTGGATTCCATAAATATTATTTTAGATTTATCTTTTGGAGTATGAACGCCTCCCGTCTTTGTCCGGTGAGACTGAAAGGCGCGATTTCCTGAGCCTTTGCCAATATAATAAGGGGTGCCATCTTTTCTTAGATAGGCATAAACATAATAAATACACATGCTGATTGCTCCTATAAGCGTTAGAGTAGTTGGGAATCCCCATTCCGCGAACTACACTTTTATTTATGCCGGATAAGTTGCTTTTGTCAGGCATTAGTATTATAATTATAATAAAGGAGAAAATTATGAAAAAAGCAATTATCTGGAGCCGATACCACTGCCCTTTTTGCGACCAAGCTAAAGCATTATTAACACAAAACGGATATGAAATTGAAGAACGAAAAATTGGTGACGGATATACAAAAGAAGAATTGTTAGAAGCAATCCCAACAGCTAGAACAGTACCGCAAATTTTAATCAATGATCAATATATTGGTGGATTTCAGGAACTAAAACAACACTTTGCAAAGGCAGCATAATGAAATTTGAAATAGGAAAAATATACACACTAAAGTTTAACAGTGGCGAAGAAATGGTCGCCAAAGTACAATCAGAAAATACAGATAATACAATTACAGTGTCAAACCCTGTTAGTATTGCGCCAAGCGCACAGGGCATGGGATTAGTGCCCAGTATGTTCACCGCAGATCCCGACCAAATTATAACGATAAATACTAACAGTATTGCTATGTACGGAGTTACCGAAGATAATGTTCAAACTAAGTACATTCAAGCAACAACTGGTATTCAAATACCAGAAAAGAAAATCGTAATGGGATAATATGCCACAATTAAGTCGTAAGGGTGATCAAAATACAACAGGAGGTAGAATAATTAGAGGGGCAGGAACTGTCTTCGCTAATGGTATCCCTGTTGGATTGCATGTAAGTGATATCACACCTCATGCCCCTTTCGGCAGACCCCATCCACCGCATAAAGCTGCAAAAACAACAGAAGGTAGCCCAACTGTGTTTTGTGAAAATGTGCCTGTGTTAAGAGTTGGATCTGGTAATACATGTGGGCATAAAATAGTCCAAGGCAGTCAAAATATCTATTGTCCCTAAATCATGGCATCTACTGGAAAACAAACACCGTTAGGCGTTAATGTCAACAGTTCTGTATTACAAAATATAGGATTTCACATTAATCCAGTAGCCGCCGGCTATATGGGTGCAAGCCGTGTTAATACTGAATATAGTTTTGGTAGTTTAGTTCAAGGTACTGTACTGAGATTATTGACATGGGCTATTCACGATGGATACAATAGAGGTCCCGGTGGATCAGCCGCAACACTAACAACAAGCACATACAATAATTTAATTACTATTGGTCAAGGCGTACTTGAATCAATGGGTAATAGTAAGCCACCTACATATCAAGCTGTTGATCCTTCAGGCAGATGGACAGCAGCAGGCACACCAGCAACAACGACTTACCCTATATCAGGTAATACAGGACAAGGACAATCTGCATCTTGGATCCCATACTTAATGACTAACCCTAATCATTCAGTAACACAATGGGGATTTATTAGATGTTGGGCATTGCAAGCTTGGAATGAATTTAACTACAATGGTGTACCTACAGGTTCAGGAATGCCAGAGTATAAAGACTTTACATCCTCATTTTTATCTAGCGATAGCTTTGTAAATTTTTCAAATGTTTCTATCAATGCTATGCAAAATAGCAAAACATTTTTAAAAGGTACATTCAGTAACGCAGATGATTTGATGACGGGTGATATAGCTGGTGTAACGCTAGCTACAAAAATATTTGGTCAAGATTGTATTGCGTTAGGCAAAGCAATTGATTTATCTTCTATACAAACATTTGGCATGCCAAGTGGATTATTAATAAATTTAAAAAAGAATAATGTATTAACGCAATCACTAAGTCTTGCTTTATTGTCCGCTGGATTAACTGTTGAAGATATTGATAATATTACGAATAGTGTTGTAGCACCGACTAAAACACAAGAACAACAAATATATGGCGCGTTTTTAATAATTATGGGCCAAGACTTGCAAGATATATTGGTTGTATTAAATTGCAAAACACAGAATTTAGAAACATTAGCTGATTTATTAAATATTAAAAAATTATTTCCTAATAGTTATAAATCTTTAACTGTACCTGTTTACAACACTAATCCAGGACCTACTAATAGTAAAACATATTACCCAATATACGAAGGTAATAATACTAATGTAAGACTTGAAAGCCCTGTTATTGCTGAACAAATAGGCACAGTAGTTCCTCCAATTGATCCGCCGATTGTTGAACCTGCTACACCGGCATTATCTGTGACAACTGTTATAGAAAATAAACCTATAGAAGTTACTACTGCGCAAGTTATAGCAAGCGTATCAACAGAAGAAGTGCGACAAATAATTGAAGCAATTGCTCCGATTATACCCGTTACTGACGTTGCACCTCAAGATGTACCTGGCAGGAGTGGCGGTAGCGCAAGTATATTAGAAAGAAATGATCAACTGGTGCAAAAATAATGGCAGATGAATTTAATTATCAAGTAGCAGCCGTAGGATTCGGTTCATATTTAGATGGCATCGTACCAAAAGATGTAGCTATTGCTGCTGGCGCCTTTGCCGCAACCATGCAGCAAGTTAAAAATATTGAAAATGCAGAGTTTGAAAAGTTTGCACAGATCGTTACTAATATTGAAACTGCTAAGGGTTTAGATTTAATAGGCGGCACAGATGTTCCAGTTAACTTACCATTGGCTAATCAAGGGCAAACATTAACAGCCTTAGGGTCCGGACCATACGGCACATTCACTATGAGTGATTTCTTTGGATGTATGTCAGGACTTCCTTATCCTTGGAAAGATTTGCAAAATAGTATTAATGAATTAACTACTACAAAATTATCAAATATCTACCACGAATTGTTTTTAGCAGTAACATGGGAAAGAGCAGAAGTTTCTATTACACAAACAATATATAATGTAGAAATACAACCTTATATTCCACCTGACCCATCAGCAATCCCTCCAGTTGCAGGACAGCCACGAATTGACGATTGGTATTATACTGTATCATCTTCGCTCACACAAGACGGTGGTGGATATGGTCGCGGAAATGCTCCTGCACCTTTAATAAGTTTTTCTCCTAACAACTGCGGCGCGTCTGCAACATGCACAATTGGTACTAATAATCAAAGTGCCGCTTCATTGGGCGGAGGAACATTTGGTAGAGTAACTTCATATAGTTTTAATGCCGGCACTGCATTTAAATATACAACAACTTCTGTCAATCAACCCGGACCACCTGCTACCCCGGCTGCACCAGTAGAATATGTTACCATTCAATCAGCACCTACCGCAGCTTTACCAGTGCAATCCAATGGTCAACGAGCCACCGGAGGCACAAACAGTGCCGGCACCACAAAAGGTTCAGATGGCAGCACAACTATCTTAGAAGCCGGATGGGCATCACCAATGAATGGTGTTGTTCAAGGATACATTGATCAAGCAAATCAAGAAATTGCATTTATTAAAACTCGCTCCCCATTAAGAGCGAAAAATAATAATGTACTTTATGATGCATGTGGATTGCAACTTACTAGAGAACAAAGAGCTAGATATACTGGTTTGCCTCCTGTACCTATTCCAAGAGATACATGGTTAAACTTATTCCCTACTGCACTATATGTTTTTACAGATTCAGTTCCTACATTAGGCTTGAACACAAATCCCCATATGAGTGCTCAAACTTTAGAAGCCATTAGTAATTTAAGTACAGTTGGTGGACAAAGTGTTATTGGAATGATGCGTGAAAGCAGAAATGAAAATAGATTAGTAGAAATAGGTGTTGAATTAGATAATCAGATCCCGGGTGACTTTGATCCCGATATCGGAAATCTATTACTTATAAATGGTACTGTTCCTGTAGCCCTTGAAGGTATACCCGTTATTGGTATTAACGGCAATCCAACAGATCCTGTTGTTTCGTATACCTTGCCCAGTACGCTGGTACAAACTGACAATGACGGTAATTTAATAACCCCGCAAACATTGGGTTACTTAGATCCTAATATTAATAAATTTGTTGTAACACCTGACATTATAGATTACAATAATAACAATCCTATAGAAAATATTTTAAATACAACTAACTTAGCTCCGAACGGTGAAAGCGTTTTAGGGCCGTATGGAGATGGCACAGGACCTGCTCTACCAAACTCACCCGTTGCTATAGTTACTGCAGGAACTACTGCGCCCACTGGTTTGGGTAGCAACTTAGATACTGGGCAAGCTATAGCTCCCGGCAGCTTCGCAGGCTCTAGGTTCTCAAATCTATTGCCCAATACATTAAATACTACATATGCGGGAGGAAATATGCTTCCCGGTTCATATTCCGTACAAGAAGCAATTGATCAAGTTATTGCATGTAACTGTGATTGCTGGGTAGATTAATACCCAAAATTTTTGCTTTAAAATATAAATTCTGTTATAGTACAGAATTACCAGCAAATTAAGAGAAAGGAAAAGTTAAATGGAGTTTTCATTTAAGACTATCAATAGCCTTATTGGACTGGTGTTGGTTGCATTTCTAATCAATGCGGTAATGTCTTTTAAGTTCGGTGATCCCAAAGAAGTTATTATAACAAAACCAAAGTCATATGTTTCGGTTGAGAATGTAGACCGCCAACTTGATTGTTTGGCAATGAATATCTACAAAGAAGCAGGTCATGAACCATTTGAAGGTAAAGTGGCTGTAGCACAAGTTACACTAAACCGTGTAGACAATCCTAAGTTTCCTAAGGATATTTGTGCTGTTGTCTATCAGAAAAATGTAGTAATGGAAAAAGTAGTTTGCCAGTTTAGTTGGCATTGCGAAGGCTCGGCAACTAAAAAGCCAAAAGATAAAGCTTATCAAGAAAGCTATGCTGTAGCGAAGAAAGTTTTACTTGAAGGTTTTAGATTGGACAGTTTATCAGATGCGTTGTACTTTCATGCGGTATATGTTAATCCTGCCTGGCCCCATGAAAAAATTGGCAGAATCGGTAACCATGTATTTTATAAAGGTCGTTAATTATGAATAAACTTATTTTAATTTATCAGTATGTTTACAACAGTATCCATGACTTCTTAACCAATAAGTTGAGTAAAGTCAGTGCTGATACCCTTGGATGGTTGGGAAATATTACACTACATGCCGCAACAATTCCCTCATTGCTAGCAATGATGACTGGTGTAACTGATAAACCACCTTCAGTTGATGTAGTATTGATGTTGTGGGCGGCTCTAGCACTATTGTTCTTCCGTAGTGTGTTGATGCGAGACTTGTTGAATATCATTACAATTGGTGTTGGCTTTATGATTCAGGCTATGTTGCTTGTTTTAATTTTCTTTAAGTGACTAAATCTAATTCAGCAAAGGGAAGAGAGAGTTATGACAGTACGGCTGGTGACTCTCTAATCCACTTTTTCAATCGCAATGTAACTCCCTATCCTACGGAAAGTTCGGGCCCTAAGTTTGATTTGATTCCAGTAGAGAAACAAAAAGACATAATGGTAAATGTAGCTAGACTACATGCCCAACAAGAATATGATAGGATCATGGAACTTGTAAGTGTCTTGCAAAAGCAAGCTGAACAAATAAAAAGAAGGTTAGAGATTACTGATATGGTTCATCAAGCCAAATATGATTTTCAAATAGCACATGGAAATATATATTGGTTAGTTTATGATAACAATAAAAATTGTACGAGATTGTCCATAACAGGACCGAACGATTGGTTTACTGGTAAGCCTGTGACATACGAGTATATTTGTAAAGTTAAGTGGATGGGTGACTATACTTGGTTAGAGGTCAATGATGAGTAATTTGCGTAAAAGCCCACAGCGCGGTAGCTTCCAACTTGACAACTTGTTAAAGAGAGTTGAAAGTGGAGATACCTCTGTTGAACAGGCCGATGAACTGAAAGAACTTTATCAGTCTTGGGATCAACAAACATTAGAAAAAGAACAAACTAAAGAATGGCGTATTAATAATATGGAATATGATTTGCGCACTAGTGAATATATTGCTGAGAAATGCAAGAAAGATAGTTACGCACAAAATCTATATGCCGCAATGTGTAATAACGACTTTGTAAAAAATGATGTTTGGCCTCTTTTAAAAGGAGAAACATGGAGTTGCAGTTGGCGTTATGCTGGCGGAATTATTGCCAACATTAGAGAAGAAGGTGATTATATTGATTGGTATTGTTCAGGTATCCGCGGCGGATATGACATGGGTGGCGGCCCTGAAGAAGATAACCGTGGGTATGTTGGTGAAGGTTTTGTAACGGATGAGATCCGCGATGACCTACTTAAAGTGGGTTGGGTAGTTGTAGACGATGCAAATACAGAATGATAAATATCTTTGACTCAAGGAAATATTATGCTAAGTTTAAACCGTCTACATGCTGGAAAACAATTACTTCAGCAAATCTGGGCGCAAGGAAAACAACCATCAAACACATTGTCTAAGCAGGGAATATTAGGCTCAACTCAATTACCAAAAAATTCTTTACCCCCGAAGAACTTTCAAAAATAATTAATAAGTGAGGCGTTTATAAGTAATCCAAATGAAAAAATCAAAAATTCTAAACGTCGGCACAAAGATGAAACAGCAATAAACAAACAAGTAAAGATTGCTAAATCGCATGGATTTAATAGCAAAGATAAAGTTGTAAAAGAACCACATAGGTTAGCTAAACATCATGCAATGGATTGTGGAAATCCAGATTGCTATATATGCGGAAATCCTAGAAAAACGCATAAAGATAAATTAACTAAACAAGAGCAGAGTTTTTACCAAGATTTAGATTCTGTTAGAGATAAACATAGTAACGGATCCCCTCCAGTTGATGATTAAATTAATTGATTTCGCAACCATACTTCAAGTATGGCAAAAAAACCTTTGGCCCAATCGTGTATCAGCTATTGAATCTAATAGTGCCATGATTTATTTAGGTGGTATAGAAGGTAAAAACATGTTAACAACTCCTACCTTCTTTGGTTACTTCCACGACAATAATTTAGCCGGTGTGAACAGCGGGCATTTATGTGCAGACAATTCATACAGATCACGGGGACTATATGTATTTCCCGAATATCGTGGTATGGGCATTGGCAGTAAGTTATTAACTGCTACTATACAACAAGCTGAAGTAGAAGAAGCAACATTAGTGTGGAGCTTGCCTAGACGAACTAGCTGGAACACCTATAGGCGCGCCGGCTTTACTCAAACTAGTGATTGGTTTAAAACTGAAACATCTGATGAAAATGCCTACTGCGCATTTGATTTAATGGGCAAACAAATCTAAATAGTAGCATATTAAGAGGTAGGGCAAGTTATAAGTACATTGTGCTCTACTACATGGTTTTGTTATGAATGGTTGTTTTACTTGTTTAAATTGTGGCAAAATTAATTCAATTAAAGGTCATAGTTATACCAACAAATATTGCAATAACAGTTGTCAACAACAGCACCGTTCTCGCTTATTAATAAAAGAATGGAAAGAACATCCAGAACAAAAATCCTGGAGACAAGTTCCCGAATGGATCAAAAAATATCTAATTCAGGCACGAGGACACAAATGTGAAGTGTGCGGTATTACTGAATGGTTAGGCGAACCCGCACCATTAGTAGTTTATTACAAAAATAACGTTAGCCATGCAGAAGAAAACTTACAGTTAATTTGTCCCAACTGTAAGAGTCAAAAATAATTTCATTACACACAAGGAGAAACACAATGAAAACAATCGGTGATAAGGTAACAGAATTTGCAATTACAGGTGTTAAGCCTGGTGCACTAACACCAGACAATGCTTTTGAAACTATTACGGAAAAGAGTTTTGAAGGCAAGTGGAAAGTAATCGTTTACTATCCTAAGGATTTTACTTTCGTATGTCCTACAGAAATCGTGGCATATGACAAGTTGGCAAAGGACTTTGCTGACCGTGATGCTATTCTATTGACAGGCAGTACCGACAATGAATTCTGTAAGTTGGCATGGCGTAATGCTCATGAGGATCTAAAGAAAACCAACAGTTGGATGTTTGCTGATGTTGCCCGTGGCGAGCTATCATTAGCAGAACAACTAGGCATTTTCTATGCTCCTGCTGGTGCCGCACTTCGTGCTACATTCATTGTTGATCCTGACAATGTTATTCAGCATGTCACAGTAAACAACTTAGATGTTGGTCGTAACCCAGACGAAACATTGCGTATTCTTGACGCATTGCAGACTGGCGAACTATGCCCATGCAGTCGCCCAATCGGTGGTGAGACTCTATAATGTTAGAAACTGTTTCTGATTTATTTCAAGAAGCATACAAGCGGAACTGGATTACTGCCCGCGACGGCAACGCCAGTATCCGCTGGCATGATAGAAATCATATGTACATCACGCCCAGTGGTATTAGAAAACAATATCTTCAACCAGAAATGTTTAAAAAGATTAAGTTTTCTACGGTTATGAGTGCAGTACCTCCATTTCTTACTGATATTTGGGAAGAAATGGAATACACTGATATAAGTAAAAATCTAAAGCCTAGTGGTGAGTTACCAATGCATTTTGCATTGCAAGGTAAGATTGATACTGAAGTTAGGGTAGTATTGCATTTCCATCCAACATATACTGTAGCAGCCATGCATGCTGGTATACAACTGCCTGACTTGTTAAAAGAGTTTCCGGAACTAAGTAGGTATACCAGTGTTGCACCCAATGTTCCGTTGCTCCCACCTATTACACAGGATTTGGCTGATGCTTGTGTTAAAAATTTAGAATTTGATAAAGCAACAGGTAAAGTTCCCTATAATATTGTGGGAATGGACAGGCATGGAGTGGTGGCAGTTGACACTAGCCCATGGCGTGCATTTGAGCACATAGAAAGGCTAGAACATATTTGTAAAATAGTTTTATCAAGTAAAGGATATAAAAATGACAATAACACTTAATGGTAATTGGATAGAGCAAGTCAAAGAATCTATCCCTGATCATGCAAAAGATATTAGATTGAATTTAGATTCTGCAATCAATCGCAGTCCCCTAGATCCAGTAGATACTCATGCTGTAGCTTATGTGTCAGCATTGGCAGCAGGCAACGGTGGATTAGCATTTGAGATTGAACACAATAGCCCATTGTTTACCGCAGAAAAAGAGCGCGAAGCTGCAAAGACTGCGGCTGCATTAATGGGTATGAACAATGTGTATTATCCATTTGTTGAAATGACACAAGATCCTGAACTAAAAGGATTGCCACCTGGTTTAAGAATGCAAGCATACGCAACACACGGTGGTGTCACCAAGAAGCAATTTGAAATGTACGCATTGGCTGCTAGTATTGTGGGCAAATGCCACTTTTGTGTAAAGAATCATTATGATACACTAAAGAAAGAAGGCATGACTGTACAAGAATTACAACACGTGGGCAAGGTTGCAAGCATTGTTAACAGCATTGGCAAGATTGCAATTTAATTACCCAAAAAGTTGACAACTATTCAAAATACAGTTACACTCATAAAAATTGAAAAAACACGCATTATTTGCGTGTTTTGTTAACCAGGAATAAATAAACTTACTATGAATAACTTTACTTGTAACATACTGAAACATCAGGCATCATGGTCTATAGCCATGATTACCTTTGCGCCAGTATATCCTACAAGTATCCGTGGCTCAGAGTATAATCAAAGAGGGCTCCCGGGGACTAGGTAAAGTCTAAGTAGTAAAGATTTATCAAGCCCCTGGGAAACTAAAAAGTCCCAGGGGTTCTTACTTTATTTGACAGAAAATGGAAAAACAGATACAGTACGAAAAATTGAAATTTACAGATTGGTCAAGGCATGTGACATTGACACCCGAACAACGAAATAAATTGATTCAGGAAAAGATTGAACGAGCCAAGATTCAATATCTGGCTACGCAGAAGTTACCTTTAAAAGTAACTCAGTAGCAAAGTGTGTGTAGGAAACGTGGTCCTGAGGCGCACTTAAAACATGTCTTAAACGGGCGGACTGAAGGATGGAGCTTCTCTTGTGAAGCAAAAAATCTCAGGCTAGGGTATAGCTCTAGCATAGCGTAGAAATACGCTATTCTATAATACATTGAAGAACAAAGCCCTATACTTTTGATGTATAGAACAGGCATTCAGTGTATTATAGAATAGCGTTTCAGTTGGAGGTTCGCCAAGTGGTAAGGCCCCGGATTTTGATTCCGGTATGCATAGGTTCGAATCCTATACCTCCTGCCAAACATTGCCTCATTAGCTCAGTGGTAGAGCAATCGCTTGATAAGCGATAGGTCCGTGGATCGTTCCCACGATGAGGCACCAGTTTTAGGATACTAACAGCAAATTTTATACATTAGACTTTTAATCTAAACCGTAAAAATGTATCCTGTTATTTTCAATGGTGCTCTTAGTGTAGTGGTCTGCACACCATGTTGTGACCTTGGTAGTATGAGTTCAATCCTCATAGAGTACCCCAATTATTAAGGAGATTAAAATGAATTGGGAACAAATGTGCGAGACACACAAAGAAAGTATTCAAGCATGGGATAATCTTTGTGAGGTCTATAGGGGGTGCCTTTACGCACTCTGAGATTATAAGCATCCGTAACTCAGTGGATAAGAGTACTGTGCTACGAACGCAGGAGTCGGAGGTTCGAATCCTTCCGGATGCGCCAGTTATGGCTGATGTAGCGTAGTGGTAGCGCACTATCTTGGTAAGATAGGGGTCATGAGTTCAATCCTCATCATCAGCACCAATAAATAAAACATGCAATCAGTTCCTAGAATTTCTTTAGCATGTGGACCTGCTGATGATGTTAGAACATTTAATTTGAAATTACCTTTCTTACAAAGAAGAATTGGTGTTCTAGTCAGCGGCGGATTAGATAGTGCGTTGTTGTATTATTGTTTACGATTAATAGAAAATGAAAACTATACAGTAACGCCTTATACTATCACTAGAAATGATGGTTCTAGTACACATGCACAACAGGTAATTGATTGTGTGAATAATATTCTTAATAAAAAAACACAGACTACTACAATAGTTACTATATCTGAACAGAATAGCGAATTACAAGTTTCTGCAGGTATGAGAGTATTATTCAATACTAATCATAATATATTTTATATTGGATTAATAGAAACATTATCAGAACATGCAATTGGAGTTCCGAAACCATGGACTCCCGTAGATAGTTTAAGGGTTAATTTTCCCTTTAAGAATTTAAATAAATCACATATTGTTGATTTAATTTATAAATTTGATATTACTGAATTATTAAACATTACACATAGTTGTGTTTATCCAACAGGTAGATGCAATGTGTGTAATAGATGCAACGAAAGACAATGGGCATTCACTAAATTAGGTTTAGTGGATCCCGGCACCAGTTAGGGATACTTACAGAAAATACTAACCAAACGATAGGTCGTTGGGTCAATCCCACTACTGGACACCAACAGAAAGGAAATATCATGAAAACCGTATACTTTGAAAGTTATAGAAACAAAGAAAAATTTGAATGCCATAATCTCAAAGATGTTAGAGTGATTGATGGTATTGAATATTTGCGAGTTTTCAAATTTGGTACGCAACGAGATTGTCTTGTGCGTAAAGATCAACTTAGAAAACTTAACAAGAACGAAAAGCCGTAGTAGCTCAGTTGGTAGAGCAACGGACTGAAAATCCGTGTGTCACTGGTTCAATTCCAGTCTTCGGCACCAATTTGACATAAATTATATTTTGTGTTACACTAGGGACATTAACTCAGTGGACAGAGTGCTTGGCTTCGAACCAAGTGGTCAGGGGTTCGAATCCTCTATGTCCCTCCAGTAAGGCTCTAAATAAATGTAGACAGGCATAAAGAAAGCGAGGTTTATAATGGCTGTTCTAGCACTAGATATAAGTGGAGTTCCCCGGCAATGGATCTCTTACGATGATGCAATTACTTACCAAGCTAAAAATGCTGTGGCATGGTCTATGGGAGAAGTTGTTGCAAGATATCGCGGTGGAATCCAGAATGACGGCACATTGAGTTATCTGGAAACGCCTAGTATCATTGCCATTAAGGGTCATGGATTTGATCCGTATAAGCATGCACAAGTCGCATTAAGTAACAGAACATTGTTTGGTCGTGACCGACATGTATGTGCATATTGCGGTGGGCATTTTGCTAACTATCATTATCTAAGCCGTGATCACATTCTGCCTAAGAGCCGTGGTGGTGAAAACACTTGGATGAATGTTGTTACCGCATGTAAAGAATGTAATGGAAAGAAAGGTAATAAGACGCTTAAGGAAGCCCGTATGGAACTTCTATACGCACCTTATGTGCCTAATCACTTTGAAAACATGATTCTACAGAATCGCAATATTATTGCAGATCAGATGGAGTATCTATTGACAGGTGTTCCTAAGCATAGTAGAATTTTGAAAAATTAGGATAACATGGGGTTGACAAAAAAATCAACTCTATGTTATACTTAATAAATATTGAGAAGCCCTTGTAGTATATTGGTATTACAATTGCCTTGTAAGCATTAGAAGATGGTTCGATTCCATACTGGGGCACCAAACAATTCCAGATTAGCTCAGAGGTAGAGCAGTTGACTGTTAATCAATTGGTCCCTGGTTCGATCCCAGGATCTGGAGCCAAATAATTTAATTGTATGCTATTCAACGAACACGAAACATTTCAGTACCATTGCGATATAAACAAATATTGTATTAGTGGTATTGATTATTATGATGTACATTTTTACACAGTATATTTGGATGCTAAAAATCCAAATGAAAAGCATACAAAATTAAGAATGAATTTAACTCAATCTGAATTTAGTTCATTCTGTAAAATTTTTAAAAATTATCAGGAGTAGTATGTCACATTGGGGTTATCATTTAATGCTTGATTGCAGTGGATGCAATACAGGTATCGCTAGTAAAGACACAATCTATAATTTTGTCAAAGATTTAGTTAAGCGTATAGATATGGTTTCACACGGTGAACCTATTATTGAATATTTGTTACCCGGAGATCCTAAACAAGGATATAGTCTATTACAATTGATTACTACTTCCAACATTAGTGCTCATTTTATGGAATTGGATGGCACTGCATATTTTGATATTTTTAGTTGTAAACCTTTTGACATTGAAACTGCAAAAAATATAGTTTCAGAATATTTTAGTCCAAAAAAAATGAGAGTAAACTTTATTACTCGCCACGCCGATATAGATTGACTAATAATCACTAGTGTAGTAAAGTACACACTTACTGGCGTTAGCTCAGTTGGATAGTAGCAACAGCCTTCTAAGCTGTAGGTCAGGGGTTCGAATCCCTTACGCCAGGCCAAATAATATCTCCTTAGTGTAACGGCAGCATACGGGTCTCCAAAACCCTTGGTGGGAGTTCGAATCTCTCAGGGGATGCCAAGAAAAGGTAAACAAAATTTTTAAAAAATGTTTGACAATAAATCAGAACTGTTATATACTAGCATCTGTTGATTGATTAATGTTCTTTAAAAGTTAAGTAAGTTTTTTGCCCGGGTGGTGAAATAGGTAGACACTATAATAATTACTTTCTTTGTGTTTAGTATAAATACATTAAGGAGATTATTATGATTGTTTTGACTGAATACATCAAACGGGACAGAAGTGTGCGTAGGGCACATTTGGATTTGTCTGAGTCATGCCTTGAAAGAGGCGGAAATTCTACTAATCATAAAGGTGTTCTCGCACAATTTTTAAATACAGATATTCCTTCTGGTAGAATTTTGCTTTGCCATGCTTGTCATAATGGAAAATGCTCAAACCCCAAACATTTGTATTGGGGAACGGACCGTGATAATCTTGAAGATGCTAAAGAAAATGGGACTCATAAAAGTCCTTGGGATAACCTTGTTGAAAAACATGGTTATGAAAAAGCATGTCAGATAAACAGTATCAAAATGCAAAATAACACTAATGGCTCAGGAAATGCAGGTAAATCTAAATCAGAGGAACACAAGAAAAATATTTCACTAAACCGCAAGGGTGGTAAACCTAAAGGTTGGCGAAAAAACAAATCTAGTGTATAATAAAGTTTGTTGCGAGTGTGACGTAAGTGGTAGCCGTAGGAGACTTAAAATCTCCCGCCGTTAGGCGTGCCGGTTCGAGTCCGGCCACTCGCACCATATTGAAGCACATTGTAAGCCATTGCCGATGATCAAGGCAGCGTAGGGTGGCAGAAAGTAGATAATCGGCCGATACAGCTACTGAACCGCCTAGATAGTATAGTGTGTTTCAATATGGTGATTTAGGGCCTATAGCACAATTGGTTAGTGCAAACGACTCATAATCGTTAGGTTACAGGTTCGAGTCCTGTTGGGCCCACCATTTAATTTTGGAGCGTTGACCGAGAGGCTGAAGGTAGCGGTTTGCTAAACCGTCCACGTACTAAAATACGTGCATAGGTTCGAATCCTATACGCTCCGCCAAAGGACATAATATGCACTTTACTATTCCTGAAGAATATATTACTGATGTTACAGTTAGGCATGAATACGATTATGTTAAAGATCGTAACAATCCTACACATGAAGACCTTATCAAAATCCTTAAGGGATATGATAAAGGATATAGTATCAGTAGCAAAGACCACGATGAGTTTACTAAATTGCGTAACCAACTTGAAAGTGAAGGTTACATTAAGTGTGAGCGTGGTTGGTGGAATGGTGATCGTGTATTAAAGCCGTTCTATTTGAATGAATGGAAGTTTAAAAAGAATCATAAGTTTCCTTGCGCGGCAGCAATGCGTACAGGTATTGACTGTGCTAGGAAATTTGGATGGAAAAGTATTTCAAGTTTATAACAGAAAGGTAAAAATGAAACCTACTTCAACTTTTAAATTGCCCAAGTCTACTAAGATGTTACTAGATAATATCTTGGATCCGCATCTCCGCGGATCAATGCGTAGAGATTATATTAAGGCAATTTTAGAAAATCAAGTAAAAGCGAAATCTAATAAAAAGGATCGCAATCAAACTAACGATGAATAATTAATGTATCGGTGGCAGAGTGGTTGAATGCAACGGATTGCAAATCCGTACCGTATAGGCGCGTCGGTTCGAATCCGACCCGATACTCCATTAATGGAAGCGTGGTAGAGCGGTTGAATACACTGGTCTTGAAAACCAGCGAACATGAAAGTGTTCCGTGAGTTCGAATCTCACCGCTTCCGCCAACAAAGGAGTCTAATATGCCCAGCGTGTTTTTAGTAAGTGATACTCACTTCGGTCACGCCGGAGTGTGTAGATTTTTGCGTGATGATGGAACCAAACTGCGTCCCTGGGATGACCCCAATGAAATGGACGAAGAAATGGTCAAGCGTTGGAACGAAAGAGTAAAGCCTAACGATAAAGTTTATCATTTAGGTGATGTAGTAATTAATCGTAAAGCACTGAACATCCTTCGTAGATTGAACGGGGATAAGGTGCTTATCAAAGGTAACCACGATATTTTTAAGTTGGAAGATTATACTGACCACTTTAGAGATATTCGTGGCTATCATGTTATGAACGGTATGATTTTAAGTCATATCCCTGTCCATGAAGAAAGTTTGGGCCGTTTTGGTGTAAACATTCACGGACATCTTCATGCAAACCGCGTTGTCAAAATCAAGCACAAGGGTGCTACACCTGAAGTTGATCACAGATATCATTGTGTTTGTGTGGAACAAACTGATTTTGCACCTATCTTATTTGAGGATGTGTTAAAGCGAATCAAAGAAGAAGGTGGCGAAGTTGGCTTTAAAAATGGTAATGGTGTTGTTATGTAACTTTACCCAAAATTACTTGTCAACAAGTGACTTTGGTGACATAATAACATCATTGAGTTAGAGATTATAAGGATCGGTACAGCAACATTTACTTTATAGTGAATGGTCTGGGCATAGTATGGTACATGCTGGAGGGACAACCCGTTGAAGGTGTGTATTGAAATACTCCGGACGAACTCAGAGTGATGGCCTGAGTATAATAAAAGCAGTCAACAACGATCCTGTTATTTTGTTAGGATGATGACAGCAATCTAAAACAATACTGCCTTGTTTTAGGGAAACCTAAACAGCCTGTTGGGGTTAGCCAACTTTGTGTCTAGTCAAGATACTAGGATCGGTCATGTACGATACATGATAGGCTTGTGGTACAAACTCCCTTAGTGGTAGGGGGCAAGCAGAAATATAAAATACCCGTATCGGTCATCCTGTTAGAATTAGTGAATGCTAACAGCAACTTTTTATTCAAACTTGAAAATTGAAATAAAACGCATTCAGAAAGGAAAATGAAATGAACGCATTTGTAAACGCAGTAGCGAACCAAGAAGCCCGTACCCAAAATGGTATGAAGGCTCGTAAGTCTAGTGCTAACGCACTGGTTGATCTGTTCTATAACATCGGTGCAAGCCGTGGTAAGAACATTGTACCTGCTTTTACCTCTGCCTATGTCCAAGATAAGGACTTGGCATTGCGTATCGCATTGTGGGCCCGCGATGCCCGTAGTGGAGCAGGCGAACGTCAATTGTTCCGTGATATCTTGACTCATTTGGAAAAGACTGATCCCGATGCGGCAGTCCGTCTGTTGAACAAGGTACCTGAACTTGGTCGTTTTGATGACTTGTTTGTTTTCAAGTCAAAGGACATGAAGGCTAAGGCTTACACTCTGTTGGGTGATAACCTTCGTGTTAAGAATGGTCTTGCGGCTAAGTGGACTCCTCGTAAGGGCCCTGTTGCCCGCGAAATCCGTGAGTTCTTCGGCATGAGTCCTAAGAACTACCGTAAGACTTTGGTCTCTATGACCAATGTCGTTGAATCACAAATGTGTGCCAACGACTGGGACAACATCAACTTCAGCCATGTTCCCTCACAGGCTGCACGAATCTACAAGAAGGCGTTCAACCGTCATTCTGTTAAGTTCGCAGAGTATGTACAGAAGTTGGTTAGTGGAGATAAGACTGTCAAGGTTAACGCCGGCGCGATCTATCCTCATGATGTCCTGAAGGGTGTGATCAATGCATATGGTCGTGCGTCTTATGACAAGACCGAGTTGGATCACATTGTTGCGCAATGGGATGCATTGCCTAACTATGTTGGTGATGCTAACATCATGCCGCTTGTTGACGTTAGTGGTTCTATGACTTGCCCTGCAGGTAAGAACACTAACGTTCGTTGCTTGGATGTTTCAGTCTCATTGGGATTGTACTTGGCTGATAAGAACAAGGGTGCGTTCCACGGAACCTTCTTGACTTTCAGCGAAAAGCCTGAATTGATGACCCTAAAGGGTAACATCGTTCAAAAGGCTGATCAAATGATCAAGTCAACTTGGGGCATGAGTACCAATCTACATGCGGCTTTTGACAAGATCCTTAGCACCGCAGTTAAGAATTCTGTTCCTAACAGCGATATGCCAAAGATGTTGTTGATCCTTAGCGATATGCAGTTCAACCAATGCGTCCGTCATGATGACTCAGCAATGGAAATGATTGAACGCAAGTATCGTGACGCAGGCTACGAAATGCCAGCAGTGGTTTTTTGGAACTTGAACAGTAGCGACAACGTTCCTGTCAAGTCAGACAAGAGTGGTGCGGCACTTGTGTCAGGGTTCAGCCCAAGCATCATGACTAGTCTGTTGTCAGCAGACCCGCTGGAATTCACTCCAGAAGGTATGATGATGAAGACCATCATGGCAGATCGTTACGATTGCTAATGGACTATAAAGTTATATCGGATTAATCCGATATAACTTTTCTAGGAGTTATAATTTAAAATGTTTGAAAAATTACAATTAATAAATCCTCATCCTAGCACAGAGTCTATATATGTAGGTGATATTCCTGCTGAAATTTTTTCAGAAATACAAACTAAGGTCAGTAAACTTCAAAAAAATTTTTTTGCAGTGTCTAAACTAACTTCTATGAATAAAAGTTTAGTTGGTCAAATAGAAAACTCGGTAAGAATGACTCCTCTACCTAGTTTAGAATCTTTCTTAAAAAACTTCTTTAAAGAAAATATATCAACTAAAGACATTGAAATTCATAGTAATTGGGTAAACTTTCAAAAGAAAACAGAATACAATCCCAATCATACTCATACCGGTGACTGGGCATATGTGATATGGGTTAAAATACCCTTTTCATTTAATGAAGAGGACATAGCACCCAATTCTATTCATTCAAGCACGAAAACTAATGGAAGATTTGAATTATCCTACATAAATGAAAATCTAGAAGTTACTTCAAAAAAGCTTGAAGTTGATTCAAAATTTGAAGGAAAATTTATTTTATTCAGATCCAATACACGGCATTGTGTATATCCATTCTATACCTCAGATGACTATAGAATTTCTATGGCAGGAAATATTATATTTGTATAAATAAAATTGCAACTAGGTAAGTGTATAACGACACTTTAAACAAGATTGTGGACGCACATGATTCGGCCTAGTTCAACGATCACTCGGCTTACACTTTGCCGTAATCAAAAGTGGGTAGGCAGTTACCATATCTGCCGGGTACGCACGAACTTGACCTTAAGGCCCGCGATGTATGGGCGACTTAAAAATATCGTGGGGCAGAACTTGACTGTCCATATGGAGACAAGTAGGACGGAACCTTACACCCATGTCGGGGCTTGGTAGTGCGAGTAGCCGACATTCTTCTTGACAATAATTCCTACTTAGTATATAATAAGTGCATACGCTGAGAAATCGGCAATGCTCTTTAACAGTTTATTGGTTTTATTTGGGACGTTAGCTCAGTTGGTAGCAGCACTCGGCTTTTAACCGATAGGTCATTGGTTCGAACCCAATACGTCCTACCATATTAAAACACATTCAAGGCAAAGTACAAGCCTGGCAGAAGGTGCAGCCTTGCCCCGTATGGAGCAATGGTGGACGGTGCTACTCCGTCGAGTGTGTTTTAATATGGTATCTTTGCTCGGTTCGTCTATCGGTTTAGGACGCTAGCCTTTCACGCTGGAAAGACGGGTTCGATTCCCGTACCGAGTACCAGTATTAAATACAGTATGATTGTTGAAACCGTTAAAACTTATACTCATTGGGCCCGTGATAATATTGTTACCAAACAATATGTCACCGAAGTGGACAATAGCAATAAAAGAGTTTTAACAGTTATTGAAAATTCTTACATGCCCTACAGTATCAGAGGTGAGTTGCAAAAAGAAGATACTAAAGGTAAACATATTGATGTAAAAGTTTAAAACGGAGATGAAGCATCAATGGTGATGCAGTGGACTGTAAATCCGCCGCCTTATGGCACGACTGGTTCGATCCCAGTAATCTCCACCAAGATATTGCACCGTTAGATCAGTTGGTTAGATCGCATGCCTGTCACGCATGAGGCCAGGGGTTCAAGTCCCCTACGGTGCGCCAAATTGGTCGGGTATCTTAAGAGGAAGTAGAGCCTCCCTCATAAGGAGGAATGTGGGATTTCGAGCGTCCCCCTGACCACCAGATAAATAATTTTGTGCGGGTATAGTGTTTAACGGTAGCACGGCAGCCTTCCAAGCTTTAAGAGAGGAGTTCGAATCTCCCTACCCGCTCCAGTTGACAATATGTATGAAATCAAATATACTTCATACTTGTTCTTTAAGATAAATAGTTTTTTGCCCTGGTGGTGTAATTGGTAGCCACGCTGGTCTTAGAAGCCAGTGCTTAATCGCGTGTCGGTTCGAGTCCGACCTAGGGCACCACAATTTATTGGGAAATCACTTGCCTAGAGGAATAAATACTTATATGAAAAGAGTTTATATAAGTGATATGCCCTGGGAAGAAATACAAAGGCACTACAACGAAGGAATGTCTTTGCGTGATTTACAGAAAAAGTTCAGAATTAGTTTTAAAACTTTTCAAAAAGCAAAAAAATTGAACTTATTTGTGCCTAGAGATTTATCATCAGCAATGAAAATAACTTTGATGATTAACCCTAGAAATTACTCACATATAAGAAAGAACAGGTCAGCACTTAAAAATTATAGGGCTGATTGTACTTTTAAGTTTAACTTGTCAGATTATCCTGACGAATTCAATTTTGAATTGATTGAAAGCTATGGTTGGTATAAACCCAAAAATAGGGGCGATAATATCAATGGTGTTAGCAGAGACCATGCAGTAAGTGTAAAATACGGGTTCGACAACAATTTACCTGCTGAACATTTGGCTCACCCTGCTAATTGTGTTTTAATGAGACACGGTGATAATGTGTCTAAATATAGCAAGATATCAATGTCTTATGAAGAATTGCTCAAACGCATTGAAGCATGGGACCAGAAATATGGGGGATTGGTATAGTTGGGAACACGATGCCCTTGCAAGGCATAGTCAGCGGTTCGACCCCGCTATCCTCCACCAATCAATTGCGGCCGAGGGAGACAGTAACCCGCCAGTCTCATAAGCTGGAGATACCTGGTGCGACTCCAGGGGTTCGCAACCAATTAATATTTTTATTCTATATCTTATAGATAAGTAAGTTTACTCTCGGATTAGTATAGCCTGGTAGTATCCGTGCTTTGGGAGCATGTGGCGGGGGTTCAAATCCCTCATCCGAGACCATTTAAATTGAGGAAAATATGGCAGCAAAAAGTGAACAAAGAAAGAGTGTTGTAAAGCGTACTAGTCAAGGCGGTAGTAGCCCCAAGACCAGTTCAATGAATAAAACTGAAAAGCGTAGTTTCAAAAAGAATAGAGGACAAGGCAAATGAGTGGCAAAGGTAGTAGTCCAAGACCTTTTAGTGTGTCTCAAGAAGAATACGCAAATCGCTGGGACGCTATCTTTGGACGAGATTTAACTGATGATCTTAAAGTTAAGGAAGATGAACAAGCATTGGACGAAGCTTTTGATCAAATAGAAACAGAGCAAGAAATTCGTAAATGAAATATTGGATCGTTAGCTCAGTTGGTAGAGCGGCGCCCTTACAAGGCGTAGGTCGGCGGTTCGAACCCGTCACGATCCACCAATAATAAATAATGTTATGAAATTGTTTGAGGCAACAATAAGAGTTAATGGTAAAGAGTTTAAAGATAGAGTCGGCGCAAACAACGCTGAAGAAGCTAAACTCTTACTGCAACAACGACATGGTCCAAGAGCCGTTCCTTATTTGCCAAAAATGATTCCAAGTTAATGCGGGTATGATGTAAAGGTAACCTGAATCCTTGCCAAGGATTATTTGCGAGTTCGATTCTCGCTACCCGCTCCAAATTATTTTATCCCAATTACCATAAATCTTTTATACTCAAAGTGTGAGTAAACAATGGGTAACTCATCCTTAAACAAGATTTGTTCTAATGGGTATTTGTCTATAATAGAATCAATAGTGGGTGTATAGTCTTTTATATACCATGGATGATCTGTGATATCAATGTCGGTAGCTTGTAAACACACAATGCTACCTTTTTTTATGTTTGGAAACCAATCTCTGTTTTCAAGGTGTTCAATTGAACAGTTGATGTAAATCAAATCACCCTCATGATTGGTATAATCAATATGATTGATATCAACTAAATGATTTTGTATTTTAGGTTCTTCATAGTTCCAAGCATCAGTAATTTGATTCGCAATAGTTATAGATGAAGTATCAATGTCGTAAGAATGAATTTCTTGATACTGATGACCTTTACGGACACTAAGCATAAAGCCCAAAATATTAGTCCAGCCGGCTAGAATATGCACATTGTACTTTACATCATTTTGTATAATATTTTCTAATTCATTGCATAGCCAAAGTTTGCTTTTAATCAAACCATGCTTGAACGATTCAAAAGTTTCAAACTCTTTTCCCATAATCTTACTTAGTCATAATTTTGTAACAATTTTTTTATATACTCTGTATAAATAATCGTAGAGGATATCATGCTTCAATTCATCAAAGACCTAACTGACAAACTACTAGAATTCATTAAAGATGATCCCGTTAGACCCGAAATTTCAAAAGATTTTCGTGTCAGTGACGGACGAATGGTTGCGGCATTAGTTGATGAAGAACGGAACCCCGAAGCTATGGTATGCGTTAGCTTTCATGACTTTGTTCCTGAAACTGTAGAAGGATTGAACAAGACTACTCAAGTGCCCACAACTGCGGTATTCTATACAATTTGGAGTTATAAGTCAGGCGCCGGTGCTGAATTGTTGGCTGCGGCTGTACATGGCATCAAAGAACAATACCCCAGTGTAACAAGGTTTGTTACTTTAAGCCCAAAAACAAACATGGCTAGACGATTTCATTTAAAGAATGGTGCTATTGTTTTTCGTGAGAACGATGACACAGTAAATTATGAGTACATTACCAGATAATGGTAAGATACAATTTATTTACAACACGGATACTTTTGATGGTGTCCGTGAAACTGTAATTACTAATCTTACAATCAAGGCTAGGAAATTTTTAGAACTTCCACCTAGCTTGGAAGTTGAATTTAAAAAATTACCTATGCATATGCATGCTGAAACATTATTGAATCCTAGATTCAATAACAGAATAAGACTGCAGGATATGCTAAACAGCAAAGAAGTTATTGTTCCCTACTTGCATGAACTTATACACATAAATCAAGTTTACAAAAAAATACTGATTCCTAGAAATAACTCCTATGTGTCATGGAAAAATAGGTTGTATGTTATACAAGCAAACCAATCTGATCCTGACGAGTGGGCCAAACTTCCATGGGAAATAGACGTTGCCAATCGGCTGCCTACTTTAGTTCAAAATATCCTATCGGCTTGACAATAATTATTTGTTAGTAAGCACTCACTTACCAATATTGTAAGGAATCTGTAAGGTTGACAATAAATCAAATTGGGTATACAATATGAATTATGTTGAAAGTTACCCGTAAGCGCAGATCCGATCGTAATCAGGTCATCTACTTCATTGAGGATGTAGTGACCCGTGAGGTCTATATCGGTCTGACCGCACTCTCATTCAAAGGCAATGTGTTTCGTACCCTTCGCCGTCGTATGCAAAAGCATATGCAACGGGCCCTTGCTGAAAACAAGGATTGGGGTCTGAGCCGTGCATTGCGTGAGCGTGGTGCCGAGCGTTTTGTGTTCGGTGTTGTAGAGGTTGTGCGTGGTAAGAAAGCCGCTCATGCACGTGAGACCGAACTTATTAACACTATGCAACCCGCCCTTAACACTTTTGGAATCAAGTAAATAGCCTTCTTAGCCTTATAGGGACTTCGGTCCCTATTTTTTTGGCTACCCAACCTACCTATAAATAATGTAGGAGCAGTAGCATGATTCGGGCAAAAACACTATTGCGGGTTTTTAAGTACCTT